TTTCCACATTCTCCAGATGATACAATTGATGGTTGTATTGCTGTGTTAGAATTACCACATTTGGTTAATGATGTTGTTCCTAATGATATGTATTATACAATACATGACCCGTATGCTTTAGAAGATGCTTCTGATAAAACATCTTTAGGAGCTGCTTATGTAATTAAACGTACTAATAATATATCACATACATTTAATGAATTACCTATTTGTGGTTGGGTAGGCAGACCAAAGAGTCAAGATTATTATAATGAACAGTTATTTATGATGGCTGAATTTTATAATTCTAAGATAGGATTTGAGAATGATAGAGGTGATGTAATAGGTTTTGCTAGACGTAAAAAGAAATTGAATATGTTACAAGAAGAATTTCAATTTGAATATAAAAAGGAGTTACAATCTTCTGTTCAACGTAATTGGGGATGTCACATGACAGGTGAACGTAAGAAACAAGGTTTATTATATTTACGAGATTGGTTAATGGAAGTTGTTTCTGTTAAAGAAGGAAAAGAATATTATCGCTATCAGTTTATTTATGATATTCCTCTATTAAGAGAGTTGTATAAGTATAATGATAAAGGTAACTTTGATAGAATTTCTGCTTTAATTATAGGTATGTTTTATAAGAAAGAAATTGAAACAAAACCCGTAACTTCAGGCAAAAGAAATAAACGTATAGAATTTTTAAAAAGTGTAGGCTATGCAACAACTACCTGATCAATCCATTCCAGCATCTAAAAAAGATGAAGTATTTCACAAGACTACTTATGATGCTATTTTATCTATGTCTAATTTTAATAATTACAATAGTGAATATGATGCATTATTAAAATTGAAACAGTATTATGAAGGTGATTTAATACAAAGTGATTATAACAACTTGTTAAAACCATTTGGTATTAAGATGGAAAATCTTACTGCTGAAGTAAGAAATCATAATATTATTAAGCCTATTGTTAATATTTTAATTGGTGAGAAAGCTAAACGTGCATTAAATGATACGGTTATAGTAGCTAATCCTGATGTAGTAAATAAAAAAGAAGATGCTCAATTACAAGTTGTAAGAGGATACTTATATCAACAGTTTATTAATGAGTTAAATAAATTAGGAGAAGAAACTGAGCAAGAATCCAGAGAGTTACCACCAATGGATGAATTTATGCAACAATTTAATTTATCTTATAAAGATGAACGTGCTAAACATGGTGATGAGATATTAAGTTATATAAAGTATGATTTAGAATTGTATGATAAGTTTCAAGATTTATTTAAACAATGGTTAATCTATGGTAGATGTGTATCTTATAAAGATGTTATTAAGGATAGAATTATTTATGAGGATATTCAACCTTATCATGTAGATTATGAACGCAGTGAGAATTTAAAGTTTATTGAAGATGCTGGTTGGCAAATTGTTCGTACTTATGTTACATCTAGTGATGTGTTATCTCGTTATTCAGAAGAAATAGCTAAACTAGAAAATAAAAAAGAGTTTATTGATTACTTACAAAATCCTTCAGGTAAAGGTTCTGCTTATACATTGTATTCTTCTAGTTCTGCTAATGTACAACAAGCATTAAGTTTATTGGAAGAAGTAAAAGTATATTGGAAATCTATTAAACAAGTAGGTTATGTTACTTATTTTGATGAAATAGGTATGCCACAAATTAAAGAAGTAGAACAAGGTTATAAGTTACAAGAAAATGAATCTGTTGAATGGGAATATCAAAATGAAGTAAGAGAAGTAGTTATGATAGATCATTTATATATGCTTCGTGGTAGAGTATATCCTTATGAACGTTCTTTAGTTGGAGTTGGTGGATGTAAGTTACCTATAAATGGTAGAGTATATAATCCTACAACAGATAAAATACAATCGTTTGTTTCTGATGGTATTACTTATCAGATTTTATATAATGCTTATATGTATAGATTGGAATTATCTGTTGCTAAAGCTAAAGATGTTATAGCATTATTTGATATAAATCTAATTCCTGATGGAATGGATATGAAAGATTGGTTCTACTGGATAGATAAGACTGGTATCGGTTTTGTAGATTTGAATCAAGAAGGAGTTAAAGCTGGTAATTCTTTAAATCAATTATTAGATTTAACCAATAAAACATTAGTTACTTATATAGAATTGATTCGATTTATTTTAAGTCAATGGGAATCTTTATCTGGTGTATCTCCTCAACGTAAAGGTGAAATAGGACCGTATGAGGGGAAGGGTGTAAGTGAGAGAGCTGTTATTCAATCTTCTCATATTACTGAAGAATGGTTTAGAATGTTTGCTCAATTTGAAAGACGTGATTTACAAGCATTATTAGATATGTCTAAATATGCTTATTTAGATGGTAAACAAGCTATGTATGTAAGATCAGATGGTTCTTATGCTTATATAACTATTGATGGACAAAAACACATGGAATCTGTGTATGGTATATTTGTATCTAACAATTTAAAAGACCAAGAAAACTTACAAAATATACAATCACTTACTCAAGCAATGGTACAGAATGGAGTTGCTTTATCTACTGTAGCAGAAACTATGAGAGCAACAAGTTTTAGTTCTTTATTAGATAAAGTAAAAGAATCTGAAAAACAAGCACAAGAAACTGCACGTCAAGAGCAACAAGCACAGCAAAAAGCTTTAGAAGAACAAAGACATATTGAAGAAGAAAAACTAGCTTTAGAATATAAAAAGTTAGATACTCCTTTAGATCCGTATAAAGAAGAAGAACTACAAATCAAAAAACTAGAAATTGATTTGAAATACAAAGAACTTGAAGAAAAAATCCGTAACAATAAAGAAAAAGAAGATATTGAACGAGATAAAATCAACAAGAAGGAATGATAGTTATTATACTTGTTAAATAGTATAATACTGTTGTTGACAATAAAAACAATTAAACTGTAATTTATTAAAAGAGAAGTAAAAATTATATGCCATTTGAATTTGAAATAGAAAGTTTTGAAGGACTGCCCATAGTAGATTCTACTGAAAAACCTCTTGAAAAAGAAGTTTCAGAAGATTTTACTATAGATGAATCTTCTACAACAACAAACAATCCTTTACCTCCTGCCCCTGAAAAGGTAGATAACGATAAAGAAGAAGACCCTATTTATTTATCTATTCTTGAGAAATCAGGATTAGATTTTGATGATAGTGAATTATCATTATTAAAAGATGATGAAGAAGGTATTATTACTGCTGCTGATTTAATAGCTACTAAAAAAGCTAAAAATCAATTTGATTCTTTATTATCTAAGAATGAACGTATTAAAGAGTTTGCTACATTTGTTGATACTTATAATGGTGATCCAGATGTATTCTTTAAAAGTTTAAATAATGTTGCTGATATTAAATCTGTTGAATTAAGTGAAACTGATATTGCTACACAAAGACAAGTAGTACGTCAATTTTATAAAGAAAAAGGATTTAATGATTCTATGATTGAAAAACAAATAACAATGTTAGAAAACTCTGATTTGTTATTTGAACAAGCAAAAGAATCTAAACAAGAATTAGTTACTCTAAATGAAAATAAACATAAAGAGTTAATTAATAGTCAAAAAGAATATGCTGATAAGCAAAAAGAAAATGAACAACAATTCTATAGTTCTGTAACTGAAATAGTTAATAAAGGTGTAGTTAATGGTATTCCGTTATCTAAAACTGAAAAAACAGAATTAATGGATTATATGTTTAAAGCAGATAATGAAGGTAAAACTCAATATCTAAAAGATTCTCAAACACTTACTCCTGAACAAATTATGATGATTGGTTTATTAGTAAAAAGAGGATTAAAATTAGATGGGGTTATCAAACAAGCTGCTGATACTCAAGTTTCTAAATCACTTAGAGATAGAATACGTTCCGCTAAAACAACAAATAATGTTGCTGGTGGAAGACATACTTCTATTGAGAATTTAGAGCTTGAAGATTTTGATTTTACTAAATAAAGTAAATAAAGAACTTAACCTCTTAAAATAAAACACCATGCAAATCATAAAACAAATATTTAATGACCAGCAAATGACGACTAGTAATAGTGTTGCTCAAGCATTGGCTATAAGACCTGATGTATTGACTCCTGCTATTATTCATTTAGCTGGTTCTATGGACAAACGTTTTCCTCTGACTTATATGACAGAAGGAATGAAAAACGTAAAAGGAATTACAGGTAACGAATACGAATATCGTGTAATGGTACATCACAGACGTACATCTACAGTAGCTGTTACAGCTAGTGATGCATTAGGTGCTGGTTATCAACCCTTCACTTTTGTAATGAAAGACCGTTGGTTGATTAAAGATTATATGGTATCTACTCGTTCTCAACGTCAATTTCGTGTAATGAGTGATCCAGTTCCTGTTCAAGGTGGTTATCAATATACTGGACAAATTGCTGGAAATAATCCTGCTGAATCTATTCCTGTTTCTGATTTAACTGAAGGTGTACAATTAGGTCAACTGTTTGCTCCTGTTGGAACTGATTTCTCTCGTGGAAATAAATCTAACTCGCAATCTCCTGGAATGGTACGTCATAAGTTATCTACTATTCGTAAATCGTATCAAATGGCTGGTCGTACTAAAAATATGGTAGCTGATTTTCAATTTACTGTAAAAGGTGGAAAGAAAACAAATATGTGGATGGATTGGGAAGAATACCAATATATGTTACAATGGTTAGAAGAATGGGAAAACTTAATGTGGTATGGTAAACAGTCTTATACTGAAGCTGGTCAACCTACTATGTTAGATGAAAATGGTCAACCTGTTATTATTGGCCCTGGTTTATTAGAACAAATTATACACAAAGATACTTTCTCTGTTCTTACAGAACAAAAATTGAAAAACTTGATTGGTGATATTTATTACACTATGACAGATTGTCAAAATAAAGTTCTTACTGTATATACAGGTACTGGTGGTCGTAGAGATTTTGATGATGCAATGAAAAATTACATTAATGCTAATGAATTTGCTAAATTCAATGATGCTGTATTTGTTAATTCTAATGGTCAAGAGTTATCTCTAGGTCGTTATTTTACACAATATCGTCACGTTGATGGACACGTTCTTAATGTAGTTTATAATCCACAATATGACCATAGTGCTGTTGCTCAAGCTTCAAGAAAACATCCTGTTACAGGATTCTCTATTGAATCTCATAGAATGACTTTTGTTGATAACTCTAATTACGATGGTGAAAACAATGTACAAGCTATCAATGAAAAAGGTCGTGAAATGAAACGTTGGGCTGTAGCTGGTTCTGAAGTACCTAAAGGTTTTGGAGATCCTACTGCTTTATTGCGTGCTTCTGACATTGATGGTATGAGTGTTCACTACTTACGTACTGGTGGTATCTGCTTAAAACGCTTTGATACTTCTATTGATTTACGTTGTGACGCTGAATAAGTAATTGGATGGGGGGTCAAAGATTAGATATTCTTCTCTTTGGCTCTCTGTCCGTTTTTAAAAACAAAGAGAAGAAAAATATTATGCAAAAAGTAACATTAAACATTACTTCAAAACCTACACATTTACCTAAATTAGTTACTGATACTCAGTCTCAACGATTAGGTTCTTATTTCTTAAAAGGTACTACTCGAATCTATAATCCTTTAACTGATGATGAAGAAAAGAATATTTTAATTCCTTTCTTAGGATTAGATGATACTGATAAACAATTACGTCTTAAAATTGAAAATTATTGGAAATCATTTACTATTTCTGTTTCCAATGGTGGATTAGATTTAGAGATAGCATTAGATGATAAAGGTCCAATTAATATTACTGATTGGTTAAAATATCGTTATGCACAAGGACATTATAAAGTAGCTAAAAATGAAAAAGAATCTAAAATATCTACTGATTATTCTTTTTATCTAACAGATCAATATGAAGAAATTAATCGTAAACAAGATGAGATTGTTATTAAAACAAGAGCCAATCTTGCTTATAATGAATTGTTGACAGATAAAAAATCACAATTAAATGCTGTGGTTCGTCAATTAACAGCTATGAATCCAGATATTATGAATGATAATGCTAAAAAAGTAGCATTATATAATATCGTAGAAACAGATCCTATTAAGTTTTTAAAAGCACTAAATGATCCTAAAACTCCTTTATTAGGAATGATTCGTGAATTAGTTCAATATAATATTATTAGACAAGTAGCTAATGCATATTATTATGAAAGTAATCCTTCTCCTTTAGCAGAAAATGATGATGAAATGATTTTGTTTATTCAAAGTAAACAAAATAGTGGTACAGTAAATCAAATGCGTTCTAAATTACAAGAAGCAAAAAAAAGTGTACCTACTCCTCGTTCTGAAAAAGTAGAGAAATTAGATACTTTGAAAAAAGAACTTGAATTAGAAGTTAATTAATAATGACTATTGATGAAATGCATATTGAGATAACGCAAGGTGTTCAGCGCCTTGCTTCTCATATAGATTATGATTTACAACAAGAAGAAATAGATTTACATCTAAATCATGTTATTAGAGAATTTGTATTATCTCACTTTACATTTACTTCTAATGGATTTGAATTTAATCATAAAGCTACTCAAGATATTCAATCATTAATTAAAGAAGAAACAATTAATGGTTTAATAAATCCTCCTGTAGAAAATATTAAAGAATTTAAAACACGCATTATTTCTTATCCTATTGATTACTATTTACCTATATCTTTATTAGTAGATATTGTTTATACACTTAATAATAGAGAAATAACAGATAAAGTATTTTGTAAAAGAGTTAAACAAGATAGTATATATAGAATGTTAGATGATCCTTTTAATACAACTTCTATAGAAGAACCTTTATTTACAATTGCTAATAAAAAATTTCATATATATACTAATAATACATTTGATATAAATAATGTATATTTAACGTATATTAAAGAACCTGCAAAAGTTAGTATAACTCATCAAGTAGATTGTGATTTATATATAACTGCGCATGAAACTATTGTTGACCAAACAATAAAACGAATTTTATCTATTAAAGACCGTTTTGGTCCAGAAGGTAAATTCCAAGAACTCTCAACTTAAATTTAATTTATAAAACATCATGGAAAGACAATTTTTCATTCATAGATTAGCAGCTTTAAATACTGATAATAGCAATCCTATTTTCGTATCTAACGATGGAGTTTTAACAACTCATGCTAGTTTTGCAAAAGATGCTGTATCTTTTATAGGAATAGATAACCTTAATATTCCTATTGCAAATTCTAAAATTTCAAAACCCTTTTATATTTGTCAAAATACAGACGATGTAAATGAAATTCGTAAATCTAAATTAATATATCCTGGTGATGTATTAGATGTACAATTAGCTTTATACAAAGCTGCTGTTAAACAAAAAACTACTATAAGTGGTTTACCTAATAATGGTGGAGCAATTACTTCTGTAAATCTTAAACTAGTTCGTGTAGATAAAAATTATACTCCTGATGAGTTTAAAACTTATACAGTTCCTACAAAATCAAGTGTTACTCTTACTTGTAGTGCTTTAAGAGCTGCTATATTAGCTAATTCTAGTTCTTTTGTTGTAACTAGTGGTACAGGAGATACATTAGTTCTTGAGACTAAAGAAGAAGGTGTTTCTTTTTATACTGTTGTAACAGATCAAGACGGTAATAATATTACTGGTGTAAATATTGGTGCTACAGCTACTCCTACTTCTGGTACTGGTACTCCTGCTCATATTAAAGCTTTACAAGAAGAAGCTGCTGGATTAGGATATTTAAGTCGTACTTATTTTCCTCAAACTCCTAAAGTATATGAATTTAATTCAGTTACTTTAGATCTTACTCCTTCTGTAGGTTATGATTTAGTATTCATTACTGTTAAAAACAACAATAGTGAAAACGTACTATCTCAAAATAAAGGTCATGTATTAATATTAGCATATCCTGCTTCTGCTACTGCTGCTAAATCTTTATTATATGCTACTACAACCAATAGTACTTTAACATGGTTTAAAACAATGTTTGGATTATAATTAGTAATCTATTAAAAATAATAAAAGGATAGTTATGAAAGTAACTATCCTTTTTTTTATATTAGACCTATGGTATCATTAAAAGAAATTACTTATAGAATATACAACCATGTTGTTGGGGGGAGAGGGAATAACAATGAGTTTATATCTTTTCGTCAAATAGAGTTCGACATATATAATTTAAGAGCATTGTTAATTAGAAGATGGTTAGAATCTGATTGGAGACCTCAAGAATACGAACAACAATTATCTATTTCTTTAGTAGAAGATACAACACAAGAAGGAATAAATTATTTTGTTAATGATATAGCTATTAATCAAGAATCTATTGTATATCGTTCAACTAATCCTATTCCTTCAAGAATAAGAGTTAAAAATAGATCTGAATTAACTTTTATAGGATATGGTCATAAAGCAATAGATTTAATACCTATTGAACGTTTACCTTATGTAGCACATGATAAATGGACAGGTAAAAACATTAGAGCATCTATCATAAATGATTATATTTATGTAATTCATCCTAAATCAGATGAAGCTAATCTTACTCAAAAACTAATAGATAAACTTCCTGTTTCAATAAATGAACAAAACCTAATCGCATCTCCACCCTCCCCTTTAACCGTAAGAGCTATATTTGAAAATCCACATTTAATTGAAGGATATGTAGAAACAGATTATCCTTGTTCAAGAGATATGGCAGATCAAATGATAGAACAATTAATTCAACGTTATAGTGTTCAACAACAAATTCCTTCAGATAAGGTAATTAACGATGACAAACAATAGATACGATGTAAAAGATATTTATGATTACTATAAATCTAAAGGTGGTAAAGTAAATAGAAAGTTATTTTCTACTATATTGTTTGCATTTAATAAACGTGTTTCAGAACATTTAGCTGAAGGAAAAGAATTTAATTTAGGAAGTAGATTATCTAGTCTTCAATTAGTTAAAATAAGAAGAGATTTTAGTAAAAATGTTGTTAATTGGTATGAAACAAACTTATTAAAAAAACAATTACTAAAAGAAGGTAAAACAATAAAGAGTAAAGATAATCCAGATGGTGAGAATTATATCGTATATTATACTGATGATTATTATTTAGCTTTATATTGGTTTAAGATTTATTGTATTGTACAAAATAAAAAGTATTTTAATTTTGTTATTTCAGAAAAGATATTAAAACCTTTATTAGCTAAATTAAGAAAAGACCCTTTAAAATTATCTAAAATCAAATATTTACATGATATACCAAAATATAAGTTCAAAGCAAATCATATCTAAATTCTTTAGAGATACTAAAGCTTCTATATCTTTAGAAGGAGATGCTATAGAGTGGATGGCTGAAGCATTAGATCATATTGGTATTACTCCAAGATTGATAGATAAGAAACGTATTTTAAAGATTAGTAATTATTCTGCTAGACTTCCTGAAGATATTTCTCAAATAGAATTTTGTTATTATAATCCTATTGCTACAGCTGAAACAGAAGAATATGAATACAATTTAGTATTAAAAAATGAAAGTTCAGATTATTCTCGTTCTGCTCATTTAAAACTAATTAATAGAATAGAAGATTTTAATGGTATCAATGAATTTTATAAAGTAGAACCTAGTTACTTAAAAACAAGTTTTAGTGAAGGTTTTGTTTTAGTATTATATAAAGGTTATCCTGTTGATAGTGAAGGTTATCCTTTTGTTCCAGATCATGTTACTGTTAAAGAAGCATTAACTTGGTTTATACAATATAAATTAGCTATGACTGGTTGGAATCATCCTGCTGGTATAAATGTGTTTGAAATAGAACAACGATGGTTAAAATATTGTAGTCAAGCTAGAGTTAAAATTAAATTACCTGATAATGAAGAATATAGAAAGCTATTTGATTCATGGGTAAGATTAATACCTAAAAATGATAATCCATTAGATTT